TCCATTGTCTTCACCTCCTACTTTACCGTTCTTGAAAAATGCTAACCATTTCTCAACGTCAGCTTTAATATAAGTTGGTACTTCATCAATTGAAATTACGCTTGATTGAATTAATGCAACATAATTCATAACAATAGTTGTTGGTTTCATTTTTTATTTCCTTTCAATTCTTCAATTTCTTTTTTTAATTTGGTAATTTCCCTATCTTTACGGTTAATCTCTTTATCTGCTCTTTCTAACTCTTTATCAATGAACTTTCGGTCACTCGTCTTATTGTTTAAGTAGAAAGTCCCTAATCCCAGCAAAAGTGGAGTTAACACTTGTAGCAAAGTTATAATGTCTCGCAAGTGTTTTCCCTCCTTTACTTTTGCCATGCTTCATGAAAAATTACTACTATAAAGAAAATTTCAAAAATAATTGTTTCAATCATTCTAGTTTGGCCTGCAAGAATTGCATGCCATAATTCCATTAAAGCCATCAAACCTACAAAAGCAGAAGAGTAGCCTAGTAAGATTCCTCTCAATTTTCGATTTTTATTATTATCAAAAGCATAGATAATTAAGCCTAATCCACAAGCTACTGCAATGCCATCTAAGCCATTATTATTCATTAAACTGTTCCATTGAGGTGGAAAAAAGAAGTATGATTGATTAATCCATAATGAAATTCCAACAGTAAGCATTACTAGCCCGATGTAAATAAAAATCGTATCATTTTTTGAGTTTTGTAATAGCTTTTTAAACTTCTTCATAGGCTTTACCAACACAATCTTTGAACTGTTCTTTGGTAATTAAACCTTCATCGCAGTAATTTTTAATTGCTTGAGCCGATAAAAGTCCCCAATCATACTGCATCTTGTATAAAAATGCAAAATTAGCTTGAATACCTGGTGTAATAGTAAACATTATTGTGCGCCTCCTTTAGAAGCTAAAATTTGTGATAAAAGTTGGGTCATTTGAAGTTGGGATTGTTGAATTTTATCTAATGCTGATTGAGTTTCAGTATTTTCTGTTTCGTGCTTTTCTGATTGAGTATTTAAAGTTGAAAGCTTTTCTTCTGCTTGACTTAAACGATATCCTAAAGCTTCCTTATCTTGTTCTACCCATTGGGATTTTGACCAGTCGTATACTGGATTGTTTAATCCCTCAGGTGCTTCAAGAACATATGGATATTGTGTGTATTCTAATGTAAAAGGTAGAATAACTGGTTCACAATTACATTCCTTACTACCAATTCTGCCACTTAAATAAACTAAAGAACCTAAAGTTCCATCTGCTAAAGTGATTTGTAAATTTTTAATTTTTTCTTCTGTTGTCATTTTTTATCTCCTATCCATTTACTTTAAACTGTCCATTATCGTACATGCCGAAGTAACCACGTTTGAAGTTATGACCACTATATACGATAAACTGATCTGCACCATCCCAATAAGTTGTGACATTGCCACGTACTGCGAGTTTTCCATTAATTTGGAGTGTGTCGCCTGAAATGCTGATTGCACCAAGCAAGTCAGCCATTTGACCTTGAAGTACATTAAGTTGTGTTTCTAATATAGCGTAATTTTTCTTTAAAGCATTAACTTCATCAAAATCAATATTTTGGTTTGATGAATTTAATCCATTTTGAAAGCTAGATGAATCAGTACTATAAACAACTGTATTATTGTTAGCACTACCATTACATACAACTTTTGATGATGTATTTGGAATAGTAATTACATTAGTAGCAATTTTATTTCTATCGCCTTTCATAATTAAAATTCCAGTAGTATCCTGTGGGGAACCATTAGCAAGTATGTTATTTCCTGAAATTAAGTTGTCATATCCTTCGATATGAATGATTCCCCACTTGCTATCTCTACCAATTGGATTATTTTTCCAAGATTCAATGGCTATAACATTTCCTGAAATCACATTACTGTTTCCATATGTATTATCATTAGGTAGCATTTCAATTATTCCAGTATAGTAAGCAGATATAGTATTTCCTACTATTGCACCATGAACTGGATTAAGAAGCCGAATTGCGCTTGAACCATCTGGATAGATATTGTTGCCTGAAATGTTGTATCTATCTGCATTCTCTAAAAGAACAGTAATACCTTGTGGTTGTGCGCCTAACGAATTGTTCTTAATTTCAGCTTGTTGACTTGCCCCTGTCAACTGAATGCTAGATTTGGTTTCAGCTATCCAAGAGTTAGTGATTCTTGGTGCATCTGCACCATTCAATTTGACGCCTGTTCCGATATTATTGATAGTCATATTATCAATAACTACTCTATCTGTATTAGATGCGCCATCAATCCCAACACCACCATTAGTATCTCCTTTTAAATCGAATCCACTAAAGGTAATCCCAGAAAGCCGTTTGTCGTTGTGCGTATTTTGAATCTTAAATGCTGAAATTGAATTTTGAACTGTGACTTTAGCACCACCACCACCAGTTTGAGTAGTTCCATCTGAAGGGTCAATGCCACTTCGTAAACCATGATTTAGCCCCATGATATGCACATAAGAACGGTCTATAGTAACGGTTGATTTTAAGAAGAAATTACCGTTTGGAATGTAAATAATACCACCAGTCGATGGCAAAGATTGAATAGCTCTATTAAAAGCTGGTGCATTATCGAAATTAGAGTCTTCTGCTTTTGCACCAAAATCAACTATGTTTAAAACAATATTTTTAAACTTATTATCAATCTCTGGTTTGTTGTAGTAGTTAGCAAAGTCGTCTTTAAAGCTAAGCTCTCCACTCCATCTAGGAGAAGCAGATGCAGCACTACCGCCAGAAATAACAACTTTTTTCTCATGATTGCTTACAGCAATTGTTCCTTTAACATCAGCTTTACCAAAAGCAATTCCACTAGCATAGTCTCCTAAAACGTTTGGAATATAAGATGAAGTTGCTACTCTAAATGGAAAAAGTCTATCTTTGCTTGTAACACTATCTCCAAAAATGTCCTGCCACGTATTAGCATTAGTAATATCTCTAGCATTTTGAACTTTATTATCAATATAATCAGTAGATGCTAACTTAGTCCAACTGGTCCATTGGTCGCCATTGCAAGAACTTTGCCAAATACTTCTATCCTGACCCAAGTATGTTAAAGTTCCCCAATTAGAATGCATATTGACAAGAACACTGAACCAATTATTTTGAAAAGGTACGCTCTTAACATTTTGACCGTTACCATCATAAATTCGCAATTGACACATATTACGAAATCTAGCTAAATCATCATTTGCTCCACCATTTACTACAGGAATTTTCATAGCATCGTCTGATTTCAAAGCGTATTTTGCTGGCAATTTTTCTCTCAGCAATTGATTGATTGCCATTTGGTCCACTGGCCAATAATTATCATATCCTCTTTGCATTGTAGTAGCTTGACCGCTATCTACATCAAAGCTTGAAACTACCGTTTGTTGAGGCAGTGTGATATTCCCATTAGCATCTGGTTTCACACCTTGAACTGTCTTAGGCAGTGACTCAATAGCTTGAGCAACTAAACTATCAGCATTTTTTTCTAAATTCGATAGAGCTGTTGCTGAATCAGTTTTCAACTTCTCTAAGATATTTTCAATATCTTTTTTAGTAGTTGTGATTGAGTTAATTAAAGTTCCTGCTTGATTATTTTTATTAGTAATTTCATTAGATTGCTGTAAAGCTTTATCTCTAAGCGTATTCCATGAACTATCCAATTCTTTAATATGAGAATTATATTTAGTATCCAGGTCTGTACTTTTAGTATTCCACTTATCATTAACTAATGATGTTATTTTGGAATCTATACCAGATAAAGTTGCTTGAGCATCAGAATTTAATTTAGCTAATGCATTTTCAGCATCACTTTTAATTTTATTAATTTTATCTAAAACTTCTTGTCCAGATATATTTTTATTATTTAAATCTTGCTGAACTTTATCCAATTGAGCATTAATTGTTGCAACTTTTGATTCAAAATTACTTTTGATTGCATCGATGCTTTCAATATAGCTTTTACTGCCTGCAGTAAGATTAATAGCATCTTCAACTTCAAGATAAAAAGTAGCAGTAGAATCAACTACATTTCCTGAACTGTCTAAAATAGAAAAGTAACATTTTACTTTGCCCGTTACTGCTGTAGCTTGCTCAGGTAAAGTATATTCGATTGCATTATCAGTAATACTTGCTGATTGTTGAATTATAGTTCCATCAGGCTTTGAAGCATTGAATTGTACATTCTTTTTACTTAAATCATAAGTAACTCCATGATCAAAAATTGAAGCATGAATTGTATGAGAGTTTTTATCTCTTTGTCTCAGCCGTATTGGAGTTGTTAGTTCTCGTTTCTTGTTCACGTCCAGATTGAGAGTTTCCATTTTCTTTCAACTCCTTTCTTATTTCAGGATATTTTTGTGCTAAATAAGTTAATAAATCATGATATTGAGAAATAATTATTTGATTTACTATATTGCTATATTCAACTTCTGATAACTTTTCTTTTAAAACTTCAATAGCTTTAAGTGAATCTACTTTATCTGGTTGCATTATTTTCCTCCCAACATTCTCTTCAAATCTCTAAATGTGTCTGGAGATAACCAAATCGACCCTTTTTCATCTCTAAAAGTTAAACCTTCTTTGTTTAGTAAAACCGCATATTCTGTTGCTGTATCACTAGCTTTATATGAATTAGAAAATCCACCTTCAGGAGTTAAAACAGTATAATAATGATTTTTATAAGTGTTAATTACAGAACTACCTGTTATTTGGCCACCATTAATTACGGGGGATTTTATTTCAATTCCTGCTTCAATTGTTCCTGAAAGAATTTGAGCTGATTCAATTGTGTAACCCACAATTCTTTTACCTACAATATCTTTCGCAAAAGTCGCACTACCATCTTCTGAAGAAATAGCTATGTTTCCATGGCCATTTTTATCTGTAACAACTAAACCTTCAGAAGTCATTTGAAATTTTCCACCACTGTTTGTATTGGCAGTAATTGCATCTTTGCCATAAGTAATTTCTCCGCCTAATAATGATGCTTTAGATATATAGGTATTACTTATATCTTGCATAATGGATTGAACTCCATCATTGTATTTTTTTGTTGCATCATTAATCATCTGTTGCGTAATATACTTAGTTTCTTGATTTTCTTGCTGTAAATCATTAAGCTGTTTTCCTAATTCATTCTTAACTCCTAGTAAATCATTGGAAGCTTCTTCATGTAATTTCCACCATTTAATATCAATTGAATTACCTATTTCAGATTTAGCTTCATTAACTTGGCTACGACTACTTTCAGTTGCTACATATAAATACTTTTCTAAAGTATCTCTAAGTGTTTCTGGTTTTTTACCAAAAGTTATAGAATCCCAACGATATTTATGGCCATTCCATTTGCAAGATGTCACTTCACTTGAAACATTAATATCAAACTTTGGAAAAAATACTGTTCCAATATCACAAATATCAACATCAGTTAAATTGGCTAATTCACCCTGCATTTGATAGTAATTAACAGTGAGAGAAGTAGTTGGTTCACCAATTCGATTGTCGTAAATATATGCTTTAGCAACTTCACGAAGTTTATCTTCTGTATCAATATTGTATTGAGATAAATCCACTTTCTGAATCTTTAAATGTTCAAACTTATCTGCATTAGATGACTTAATATAAATTTCAGGCAATGTGATTGTTTCATCTTTTTTAGAAATATCAACCACAATATCTTTGCTAGGATCATATGGAGCAACATCACTATCTGAATCATCAAAATTAACATAATTGCCATTTATCCATTCATTATCATTAATTTCATACCAAGTTCCTGTACCTGTACTTGCTTGACTAATGATATTTACTAAATCACCTGAATATAAATATTTTCCAGTAGGTTGTTGCTCAAAGCCTGGTTTATCATAGATTACAACTCTACCTGAATATCGTGGAGTAGAAACACCTGTTTTACCTAATTCTTCATCAGTCTTTGGCTTAACATCACGGTTGTCTTTATCAAAATTCATGTATTCGCCTGGTATCCATTGATTCCCACCTAGGTTATACCAAGTTTTACCATTATTGCTTGCTACTTGATAAATCTGATATCTTTCTCCATGATACACATATTTGACTACTCTTCTTTCAGATCCATAACTCGGAATACTCCATATTGCCACACCTTCATACTTTTTCTGCGGTCCATAAGTTGTAGGGTGCCAAACTGTCCCAACTCCTCGAGCTGGTGTATAAACATATGCACTATCTTTATCTAACTGAATGTATTTTTCTGAAACCCATTGATTTATTCCAAGGTCATACCAAGTTACTCCAGCATTATCTTTTGTTTTAAGCCATACTTGCCAACGTGGATTTTTGTTATTTAAGTGACCACTTATAGGACTATCTTCATTAGGTTGTGTGTGAATTGGGACATCTCCAAAAATGAAATTAGAAATTATTAAACCTCTTACAGTTTCATAAATGTTATCCTGTCCATCATTGGAAATATTCCATTTTATATGCCCTTTACCTATGACTTTCTGACTAATCCATGCTCCTTTTTTATCAACTACAATATGTTTTCCTAAAATCCAATTTCCATCACTCATTTGAAGCCAGGTATTATTGGAACTATCAGTATATTGTTTAGATAGTTTTATGTGTTGGCCATTCTGAATGCTTCCCTTTAAAGAGCCATTAGGTTTATCATAAATTGGTAATCCGCCTGCTCCTAAGTATTGAACTAGCCCAACCCCCTCATAATCTGTACCAATTATTTCTTCAGTTGGTGTAGTTGGAAGTTCTTTTTTAGTAGCATATGGCTGAATAGCTGTATACATAGATGCAATTTCTTCATCTTGTTCCAACGATTTTAAGTTCTGTCCATATTTAATAACTAAATTAGTATCGGCTCCTACTTTTTGATTAAAATACAAATGATAATTATCAAAAGTCCATTCACCGTTATACAGCTTTATAAAACTATCAATTGAAGTAGTTCCAGTTCCAAATAAAATATCTTGTAAAGTAGAAATTTCTTTCCACTTAAAAGTTGCATTAGCTACAGTCTTTATATCTGAGCTAAAAGTAAAATTAGGTATTCCATCGGATAAACCATCAATTAATCTATCCCATAATTGCTGCGGATTAGCATTTGCTACAGATATATCTTGCTTTATGCTATTAAAAACAATATCTCCTGCGATGTGATTAGCTTCAATAACAATAGTTTTAGCACCAGCATCATCAACTTTTTTAACAGCTTTATTGATTCTAAATAGTTGATTTTTTCTTCTATTAGAAGCATCAGCCATGATAATTCGGTCATTTTTTATTTGACTAGCAATATAATCTGTGCCTTTATAAGTCATGGTTAGTTTTGGAATAGCATTTCGCTCTGTAGTTACATACCATTCTGTTGCTCCAACCATTGGGCCTAAACCAAGTGTTTCTAAATTTTCACTAGAATTTTCATATAAAATTGGAAGTTTTAGCATAGAGTCCGCCACCTTGGTATTATCGTTGCACTAGTATAGTCTCCAGTTATGCTTATTGTATTTAATCCGGGATTCAATACAGGGAAATTGTGATCTGGGAAAATTGCCAGCCTATTCCGAGAACCATTAATACTTTTATCTTTATAAACCATGCTTACAGTTGGATCACTATCAATGTAAATTTCATCATCTATCTCATTTAAAATAAATTCAGAATTATTGATTGTAATTGTTACCCCATCATTTCCAGTTATATGAATTAAAGGATAACTTTCAAACTGTTCTGGATTATTTAAAGATAAAATTTGGGTCTTGGGAATTTCAATTGCATTTGTTCCACTTTTAAGATACATAAATGGAGCAATCATAAATGTTAATTCAACTTTTGCATATCGTTTGTTATAAGCAGGGAACTTAATTAACGAATTAGAGTTAGTAGAAGCTTCCATATAGTAATCAGGGCGCATTGATAATTCCATTCGATGATAATCTGGATCTCTTAACAACCATTCTGTAATTCTTCTCTTGGCTTCATCAGCTGTCACATCTTTATGAATTGCATAGAATGTGAACTTTTGAGAAAAACTTTTATAACTACCATTGAATTCAAGTAAGGTTTTGCTTACACCTGGAATATCAGTTGTATCAAAATTTGGTTCTCCAGTTCCAAACTCAAAATCAGAGCCAACATCTAAGTGCATATCGAAATCAAGGTTAGTTTTTCCTCGATAAGTTAAAACTGGTTCATTCATTAGCTAAATCTCAACCCCGTTCTCTTCAAATACTCATTTATCGCTTTAGAATTGTTTTCTGCCTGCGCATTCGCCATCTGTTTTCCATCTACATTAAAGCTAAATCCTAAGTTCATAAGTGCTTGCAACATCTGTTGATTTTGTTCAATTAAAGTAGCTAATAATTCGTTATTTTGTTCTTGTAATTCTAAAAGATTAGAATTATCAACATTAATTGATGGTGCTCTCATTGCTTTAACAGCCCCTGAAACATCATCTGGAATTTGATTAGCTAAACTTACAATTGAATTTCCTAATGTACCATTAGCAAAAAGCTTAGCATGTCGCATAGCCTGCTCAAACTGTTCAACAGAACGCCAAACCATAGAGCCTCTAGGCAGATTTACCAATGTTGGTGTTTTTGGAGTTTCATAGAAGGCTTTCATTGCTGAATCAAAAACAACTTCTTTTCTACCACCATCTCCGACCCAGGCTAAACCGCCTTGGGCTCCTGTATTTGGTGTTCCATATGCATATGCATTAGGATTAAATAACCATGCTCCTGGAGTACCAGTTGCGTGCTTTCCTGTAATTGCTTTATAAACAACTGAAATAGTTTTACTAATAGAATCTGGTAAATGCATAAATTGAGTTATTGCTCTAATAGCTGCATTTGAGTTACTTACTGCATTATTACTGTTGGCTTTCAAATACTTTGTAGGATTTGGCAAATTCTTATATTTATTAACTGCATTTGAAGCTCCTACTGCTTTTGAAACAGCATCAATATTATTACCTTTAAAGATTTTTAAACCTGGATCAACTTTTTTATAGTTGTTTAATGCAGTTGAAGCCCCTGTTACTTTACCAATAACATCTTCATTGTGACCTTGTAAATTTTTTCCAGCAGGTTCTTTTTTGTTATATTCATTAATTTTGTTAATTGCAGTGTCAACTTTTCCATTAATATCAGAATTATCAGTAATTAACTTCTTAATTGATACAGGTAAAGAGTTCCAAATACCTAATTGTTGTAATATTTCTGCAACATTTTTTCCGCTTTCTGCTGCGTCAATAATTAATTTCTTTTGACTAGGTGTTAAATTTTGATATTGTTGGATATCTTGCAAAGTTAAAATTATCTTGTTATGTGCATCTGCATTATCAATAAATAATTTCTTTTGTTCAGGAGTCAAATTGTTCCAAGTTTTTAAATCCTGTAAAGCACTATAAATTTCATCCTTATTTTTAGCAGTAACAATGAGTTCCTGTATTTTAGGACTTAGGTTATTCCATTGATTAATATTATCCAGCGAAGAAAAGAGTTCTTTCCCACCTTTGGTAGCAATAACTGCTTTCTTTTCTGAAAGAGAAAGCGAATTCCATCTTTGACTTTCAAAAATTGCTTGTGCTAATAATGACTTCGCATTTGTAGTCATCTTTGCATGTTTTTCGATAAACTGAATATTTTTCCAACCTTTTTCAGAATTTACTGCTTCTAAAAGTGTTTGCTTAGCATTAGTAGATACCTTTCCTGTTTTAGGATCTAGCACCATACTGTTCCATTCATGTGCAGCTTCTTTTTGAGCTTTTGTCAATTTACCAGTTTCAGATAAAATAGTGTTTCCAGATTTCTTTGTTGCACTTTCCATTTTCTTATAGCTATTAATATAAGATTGTGCAATTGAATCACTTGTAATTCCAAAATCAGTTTTTAAATTTTGCGCAATTCTTTGCCAACTATATCCTTGATTACGCTGTAAATTAATATAACTATTAATAAATTGTTCTTCTTTATCTTGAAAATCTTTAGAAACTTTAGCTTTTGCAGATGTATATTGGTCGTAAGAAATTAAGTTATCATCATATGCTTTCTTTAACTCATCTAAAGCAGATTTTTCTTTATCTCTACTTTTAATAAAGGCATCTGTAATTGAATTTTGCATTTCTGCAAATTTTTTAGTGCTTAATTTCCCAGTAAAAGTTCCTTCTAAAGCTTGTAAAACTTCTTGTTGCTTAGTTTTACTAATATTAAGCGTTTGAACATAGCCTTCCATCATTTCTTGGTTCAAATTTTGCAAAGTAACTTTTACATCACCTGCTATTTTTTCGTGATTTTTTTGTGCATTAGAAATAATAGTATCAGCTTGTTTTTGAGCTTCTTTAACGGATTTTAAACTATTTTGAGCATTCTTTTCATAATCGTCAGCCTGTTGTTTTAAATACTTACCAGCACTCCCACCTACTTTTTGACTTAATTTTTCAAGTGCTTTCTTTTGTCTTTTAACGCTATCTTCAGCGCTTTTAGCCATTTCATCAAAAGATTTCTTTATTTCTTCTGTATTTTGTTTAGTATTTGAAACATTATCGTTAAGTGCATCATTAGTTTTAACCGCATATTCTTTATATTTAGAAGCAACATTATCTACTACAGGACCAACAGTTGTTCCCCAATGTTGAACTTCACGATTATTTTCATTCAGTCGGTCCACAACTGGTTTTAAAGCAAATTCCCATGTTGCCCATGCCGCTCCTGCTGCTATAACACCTGCTGCTACATAAGGTAATGCAGCTGTTATTGTTGCAAGTGAAGGTATTAAAGCGCCTAAGCCTGCTCCTCCTGCTGCTTCAGCTCCTGCTGTACTTGCTAAAGTTAAACCAGTTGCGGCTTCTGTTCCTGCAGTTCCTGCTGCAGTTAATCCACTTGCTACTTTAGTTGCACCTTCAGCTGCTTCTGTTGCTCCACCAAATAGTTTTTGCCAAATTGAAGCTTTACTTCCTGCTTTTAAGATTCCAAGAGTATCAGCTAAGCTTCCAATTCCTTTACTTAATTTACCAATTGCTTCGATAGGACCAGCTATAAAACTAGTAACAGGTTTAATCGCTGCATAAAATAATGCGAATTTAACAATCGCTTGCTGAGTAGAAGGATCTAATTTTCCAAAAGCTTTAGCCATATTGCCTAAGCCTTGTACAACTGGTTCTAAAGCTGGTAAAACATTGCTTCCTACTTCAATGGCTACTGCATTTAAAGTTTGCTTGAACCTTTCCCACTTAGCTTGTGGAGTATTATTCATTTCTTTGGCAATTCTTGCAGTAACACCAGCTGCTGCATTACCTTCTTTTTGATATTCTCTAAATTCAGCTGCTGCAGATTTACTACCAGCTTTTGATTTTTGGAAGAGGGCAATTGCACTTTGACCAGTTTTACCAAATGCTGCATTTAGTAAAGACATTTGTTCTGTTGGTGTCTTATCTGCTAAAGCTTTACTTACTCTATCGATGATGTCTGGTAAATCGATACCCTTCTTTTTAATCTCATCAAAACTAAGTCCAATAGCTTTAAGGTGAGCTCTATTAACCTTGGTATCCTTTGTCAAAGTTGTAAACATTTGACGTAAAGCAGTACCAGCTGTTGATGCTTCAACACCTTTGTTGCTCATAATACCTAATGCAATTGCAGTATCCATGAATGATACATGAGCAGCAGCTGCTGTTTGTCCTACATAGTTCAAACCAGTAGATAAATCTGCATAACTAGAAGCAGTCGCATTGGCTACATAGGTTAATCCATCAGTAACCATACGCATATTCTTAGTTTGTTGAGCAGCGGTATCTGCCTTTAACCCGAATGCTTCAATTACCGAAGCAGATGATTGCATAACAGTATTCATATCTTCACCAGATGCTTTTACTGCATCAAGTAAAGCAGGCATAGAACCCATAACCTGATTAGTAGTAAAACCACGGCGGATTAATTCCATCATAGAATTATTGATTTCAGTTGTGGATACACCATACTGTTGTGACCATTTAAGAGAAGCATTGCTCATTTGCTCCATTTCGCCTCTAATGGAGGAGGTGATTCTACCTGTATTAGAAAGCAATGGCCCAATTTGAGCAATCTGAGATTTAAATTCCATAGCTTTGTTAGCGGCACTTGTCAAAGCACCACCTACTGCCATAGTTCCACCCCAAGAACCAACATTTTTCAATTTTTCAGCAACGCCTGTTAATTTATTTCCAAAATTAGTGGCCTTTTCAGATAATTGCCCCCAACCAGATTGATATTTGACCATCTGTTGATAAGAAGTAACCATTGATTGTTTTAAATTATCAATCTGTAGTGCAGTTTGAGATAGGTTATTAGCTCTACCTACTAACTGTCTTTGAGCATCAACACCGCCACCTTTTGAAAGAGCATCTTGAGCTTCTTTAACACTTTGAGTTAAGTATTGATATCTTTTGTTTAACAGCTCCAACTGCGAAGATTGAGCTTTAAATAAAGTGTTAGCTGTTCCTTTACCCCAGCCATTATTCATTCGCTCTTGTAAAGTGCCGATTAATTTAGCTGTTCTACTAATCTGACTTTTTAAAGCAACAGCATTAGTAAGAAAAGGCTTGATATCTAAACCAATTTGAACGGATAAATGCCCTAAATTTCCATCTGCCATCATTTACCTCCTTTCCTACTTATTTGCAAATGGATCTGAAAAAATGCCTGGAAAAGCTTGGTCTAAAGTAGTAAGTTCATCACTACTTTCAATTTCTCTGTCAAGCTTCTTAGAGTCCTGCATTGAATCGACAAAAGTCTTGAATTCCAGTGGACTCATATTTAAAATCTCAGAAATCTTATAACCAAGTTCTTTTTCCATCGTATGGATTAGTTTCAGAAACTTCTTAAATGACCTAATCACCTCATCAGGTGTTACTTTTTTGGGGATTCTTCACCACCAACTACACCTTGAGCCTTTTCAAGAAGTTTAGGCAAAAGGACATTCATAAATGCTGGATTTAAGCCATTTTTACATTGATCATAAGTAAATTGATTTTGGAAGTAAGCAACAATAAATTTGATATTAGCTTCCATATACTTATCAACATCTTTTGGCTTAATTTCTTCTTTCTTATTGAAGTTGGCAGATGCATAAGTAAGATAACCAGCATTTGTATAATCAGTTAAGTTTAATGGCTTTTTAGCAAGGTCTCTTTCAAAGGTTTCTTCTTTACCATCAATAAATAAAACAATCTTGTCTTTTTTCATAAAATTATTTCTCCTAATAGTAGCCGCCTGCTGAGCATACTGTTTATTTCATAAGCGACTAAAAATTATTATTCTTTAGGTTCTTTGTGTTCTTCCTGTTGTGATTGTTGAGGAGCCGAAGCTTGACTAGCTACTCGGATTCAACTTAGCCTTAACCTTTGCCCATGCTGCAGTTAATTCACTATCATTCTTTGGAAATACTAAACTTCTGAATGTTGCTAAATCAAAGTCTGGATCACTTTCATATCCAATAAGCATGATTTGCTTAGTATCACCAACAGGCTTCATAATAAATTCACCTTCTACTTCTTCAGTAGCTGGATCAGGAGCGCCTGACCCTAAGGTCTTGCTTTCACCAGAAGGGAACTTAAAGCGTCCTTCTAAGCAGGCTACCCATACGTTCTTGCCTGACTTAGCAAGTTTGCTTGAATATAGTGAAGCAACAGGGTTAGGTAAGGTCTTTTCTCCATAAATTTCAGTACCTAAAGCATATTGAACGCCTAACATTAATCTTTTAACTTCAGGAGTAATGAAGTAGTTATTGATAGTTTCAGTAACCTTTTCAATACCTGAGGACAATGAAAGGTATGGTCCATTATCTGCTGAAAGTGTAGCATTTTCAGAAGAAATTGAAGTCTTAATTTGTGTAGTACCTGGTAGCTTAACAGTTTCTCCTACTACAAAACCTGCATCATCTAATTGAGCAAATTCAAGGTTTTCAACCCCAATTTTTGCTTCGCCTCTATAATTAACCATTAATTATTCCTCCGTTAATTCAATACCGTGTACATAAATACGGCATATATATAATTTGTTTTCTGGATTGTCCTGACTCGCTTCTCTATCTGGTTCATAGTCCACGTTATAAAGTGGATAATTAATATCGATAAGGATTTTTTCAATAACTGGTTTTAGTTCTTCTAGTTGAGCTAAACTTTTAACCCAAAAAGAAACTAAAACACTTGGCTTTTCTGCAAAATATTGATTATCTGCGCTACGCATTGTTGCTTGAATATGATTAATTCTAATGATTGGCGCATATTGTGCTGCTTGAAATTCTTCAGGAATCTGGTCATTAAAAATCATATTTTCATCTTCAACTTCACTTTCACGCATACTAGTCATCATAGAGATTAGCGTGTCATTTCCTATAAGTGTTTGATAAATTTTCGAAGTAGCTAACATCACTTAGTCCCCAACGTTTCTCTAAAAGCTTCAGTAATTGCTTGTTTTATTTCGGGACTCATTTGATCTCTCGTACGTTCACTGAAAAAAGTAGGTGGATTATTCAAAGAACCTGTATCCCAAAAGTGAGCACGCCAAGCTGGTAAAGGTCCAGTACTTGAAGAACCTTGAATACCAACTGAAACTTCACGAACACCTTGACGAAGTCTAGGTTTACCAATCTTCACTTCGGATTTTATGTGAGTTTTTCTAGTACTTTTAGCACCACGAGGGATATTTGATTCCAATCTTTCAGCAAATTCTTTAGCTACTTCATCTAAAACTGTATTTTGTGTAGCAACAGATTTAGTCATCAATTCTTGAATTTTGGCTTCTAATTCTGCTTCGCCTTGAACAGCCATTACTTATCCACCTCCACTCCTGTAAACTTATCAAAATCATGTGTTTCAAAATCACGTTGAATATCAGTAATGTTATAGTTTTTATCTTTAAACTGGATAAAATTTTTTCTAGTTATATCTTTCGCTGCCATTGAATTTATCAAAAAGATTACTTTTTCTTTTCCCTCTAATAAATTGGCATCTTCACGATATTCTTTAAGAGTAGATTTAGTAACATCAGCCCATAGTTTCTTCACTGGAACCATTACTGATTTCCAATCGCCCTGCTGAGTTTTCTGATTTATCTTCTTCATTATTTGAATTCGTTGATTCGTTTTGTTTAGCAACATAGTCTTCCCAATACCTCGATTTCAATTGAGTAATTAAAGCTGAAACACCAAAAGGAATTTCATCAGTATTAGCTTTAACTGTTGCAGTTTGTTGAACAGCCATTTTTGCGTTATACCAAAAAGCTCCTAATAAAAGAGTAGCTGGTTTAAACTGCTCATATTGTTCCAAGTCTGTTGGTTTAACATTCTTTCCAATTGCTAAGCATATATAGTTTTCAGCACCAGTGTAGTAAGCTTCAATGACTGAATCATCATCATCAAAATCAACTCTCAAATAATTTTTGAATTCTGTTAAATCCATTACTGAATCTCTCCAATCGTTGGTTGACTCGTATTAGCTACAATTTTTTTAGACTTTATAGTTGTATTAAGTAAGCTAATTAAATCGTTTTTCAATGCAGTTGATGGATATGTGACTTTCAAATAATCCAAAGCACCTTTAAGAGCATCTACTGTATTAGATGAAGTAACATCCCCATTTGAAACATTGATTGCTGTTGAGCCAATATTTAATTGAGTAAATTCATTTAAGCTGTTACTCGCATTAGCTGGCCTTACTGGGTGTAGCAGTTACGAAGAAGCCTGCATCTTCATCGGATTTAGTAATGCCAAATCTCGTTACACCTTGTAAGAATTGACCATAAACACTGTCATCTACCCAGCGAGCTTGTAAATCTTTACGGTTAGCACCAAAAATCCCTTCAAAAATATCGCCAATAAATGCCTTCATTTCACCAGCTTGGCCTAAAGTTGTATCTCTTACAGTAAAGACAGGCAAACCTAAACAAATATCAGGTGAGTTAGCAGTAATTGAACGGTTTAAAATGTAGTTATCGTCCTTGTCCTTCAAAGTATCTAACCATTGATAGAAGCTTGCAGATACAACCATTACTTTATGCTTATATCCTGGATCAAGAGCCACATTTTTAATTGCTTTCAATTCATCAACGCTAGAAACTGTCTTAGCAGTGAATGTCTTCATTACATTTAAAATCTTGTCGTTTAATAGTAAAATCTTTTGTTCCTTAAGATCTTGATAAACAATACTTACAAGATCAGCATCAGAATCATCGATTGCTTCTTGTGACAAAGGAATAGCACCACGGTATGTGTCTACCTTCCATTCAATATTTTTAAATGAAGGCTTGGCAAGGTCAGGATTTTTAGCCAGTTCTTCTACAGAATGTAATGAAGTTGTATTTGGCTTTTGGCGAACTGGATAGCTACCTTGAGCACTTGTTACGTTAACCATATGGATGTATTGTGATAAGTCATCAATAGTCTTAACTTCGTCAACAGGTACATACTTAACATCCTTAGGAATAGTTAACGCTGCATCAGGAGACTTTAACCCCGCAGATTGAGCATCACGTGTATGTAAGTAGTGATTTGCCATACGGTATTGTTTCTCTGCTTCATCTTCGCCTTCTGGTTCTGGGTTTTCTGGATTAATATTAAATCCACTTCTTGAATTCTTAGCTTCTTCAATTAAAGCTTCTAAATCCTTAATTTCAGCTTCCTTTGCTTTCATTCTCTTTTGAATTTCTTCAACCTTTGAACGAACTTCTGAGATATTCTTATCTGCAGTATTTTTATCAGCATCTTCTAAAAGAGAACGCTTTTCGTCAATCATTTCATTGTATGCTTTCTTTGCAGCAAGCAATTGTTCTTTTAAATTCATTAAATTTTCTCCTCTAAATTACTTAATTGTGACTTAATCCATACTTTTTCTTTTTCAATTTCTTTAAACCCAGTTAGTGAACGAGTAGAAGCTTCTACATCAGTTGCCTTATATGCTGGAAAAGTAACAACTGAAATTTCATATAAGTGGTTAATTTTACGTACATAATGCACATAACCATTTGAAGTGTCTTCCCAGTCATCATCTGCAATATCAAAACCAAAACTCATACCAGAAATATTTTTATTTCTTAAATTAGTTAAAGTATCATTGCCAAGAGTTGTTTCAGGAATATCAGCTTCAAAATGTAGCCCACGTTCATCTAAATTAAGCTTTAAAGTATTAGCACTAGTTCTCGCTAGAACACTTCCTGAATCGTGATTATATAAGAGAACTACATCACTCATATCCACATCATCAAAAGCGTGTGGGTCAATAAATTCAGTAAAATCTCCAAGTTGTTCACTACGAGAATTAAAAACTACAGCAGTTCCTTTAATCGTTCTGCTTTCCTTCTCCATCATCGGAGCTTGTGTCAGATTCCGTACTTCCATCTTTCTCATTGCCTTTTAAAACATTGCTGATTCCACTTTTTTGATTTTCTTTTGTAGATATAGGTTTACCTGTATCATCGTATGCATTACCTACTGCTACATTGTTAGGGAAGTTTTCCCTAATGTTTTGAATAGGTACGAAGTTACTCATAATTGTTCTTACTCCTGCCATTTCATCATCAGCTGGAGCATAACCTAATCTAGTTCTTGATTCAGTATCACTAAGTAGGCCTGCTTTAAACCAATCTAGTGTGAGTTTCATATTGGTTTCAGTATCAAGTTCCATTAATCTTGAAACATCAAACTCAAAATGATACTTAAGTGAGTCTTTAGAACTTAGTAGTTTTACATTAAATTCAGATGTAAACCGTGAAAAATAATGATCTAAACTATTTTGTACATAGTCTAAATTGGATTGAGGTAAAGAAGTATGTGAGTTTTCCAAACCTAATCTACTGATTGGAATACCAAAAGCTTTTGCAATCTGCTTAGTCGTATAATCATTTGAATTGATAATCTTAAGAATGTTAGTATCAATTTCAATTGGTTGATAATCTTCCTTACCAGCTAAAATAATTAATCGATGTGTGCTATCACCAGAATTACCTTCAATCCATTTATTTCTTAAAGCATTTCTGGCATCAGGTCCTAAATCGCCTGGCATTTTCAAAATAGCAGAGCCATTGATTCCTGAACCAAAGAAAGCATTAAGCATATCATTGCCTGATTTTTGCATACGCATTTCATCAGCTAATGCATATAGTGGGCTTGCACCAACATAACCATTCGTGGACAAAAATTTTATATGTAAAATTTCATTAGCAGAAAGGTCAAATGGTTTTTGGCCATATGGTTGAATCTCATACTTTATTTCGCCTGAGTCTTCATCTAAAAAAGGTGTAACTTGAGATGGTTTTAGCAATTCAAGGTCAACAATATTGCCAACTTTATCCTTAAGAATTCTTGCATATGAATTACCAGTTAAAAGGAGATTAGCGGTCAAGGCATACTTAAAATCACGTGCTGTCATAAAATCATTAGGCTTAATATTCAACAAATAATTAAGTTGATTAAATCGTTTATCTTTAATGTGATTAACATTATCTGATTCTAGTTTTATTGGATTAGTCGCAATATCATTAGAAATTACATTAATTGCAGTAAAAACATCACTATTTTTCAAATTAGTAATAGGCACATATCGAGGACTAGTATCTTGAAAATCAATATAAGAACCAGTGTCATTAAAAGCGGTCAAACTTCTAAAAAAAGACAATTTATTGCACCTCCTTCTTATTTAGAATTAGTGCGATCAATATAGATTGCGATTGCTGTCCAAAACAAACCGCTTCCTATAAATCCTGCAGGTGTGCTTAATAAAAACATTCCTACTGAAAAAAGTAGGCCACCCATTAAACACAAAATGGTGTGAATATTAGATAAAATAAAATTAAAAATGGAATTGTTTCTCATAGAATTCTGAATCCCTTTCAAAATCTCGTGAGAAATCATAGTTATAAGCTTGAGTCATCGCATCAAGTAATGCTGCTAAAGGGTCAATCTTATTGCGATACATTGTCTTATCAAGTAAAACAGCATCATTAATCTCTTTAACAATTGCATTATTTACTGCAATTTCTAATAGCCGATTATCACCATGAATAACGCCCCCATCTTGAACATATTTACGAAATTGTTTAGTAGGTTCAGACAATGTTGCAAAACCTTGAGCAACATCAACCATTGTGTAACCATCTTCATTGAACGTATCGATAATATGGTTAGCTGAATAACGGTCATAACAAATGCAATTGACGCTGAATTTATGTTCACCGATTAAGTTATAAATAAAGTCAATGATTTGCTGGTCATCAATATTCCCTGATTCAAGATTTGAGAGTGTTACTTCCCCACGCCTTCTTAACGCTAAATAATCGATTTTATCCTTTTGAATCTTGTTTTTGATTCCACCTCGAGTTCCAACAAAAGCGTGAGAATCAACCCAAAACTTTTTTTGTTCTGGAAGAGGTACAATCCAAGAAACAGCTGATAAGTCCCCTGTTCTAGCCAAGTCCATACCGATATAAACTTCACGTCCATAAAGATCTGGAGTCTTATCTACTTTAATGTTTGCCCAGTCTTGAACTTTGATATATGAGTTTTCATTAGCCTGTTGCCACATATTAAAGTTATAAATTTTAGCTTTGGTTTCTCGTCCCATCGCTTGAGCGGTCTTCCAGTCTTGTATTAATGTAGGCAATAATGTTTCTCGAATATCCTTGTCATAAAGAATTGGATTAGATTTAATCCAGTTAGCTGTATCCGCAATTTCATCTTCAGATTCCTGTTCGTACCAAAGAACCATCGTTTCATCATCTACAACATCACCTTTAACCATCTGCTCCACATATTGATAAATCATTTCATGGAACCAACCATTTATGTTTGGTGAAACTGTAGAAATCAGTAACATTAATGGGTCTTTCTGCATACGAGATGATTTTTCAACGGCATCGTAAACTGTAATATCGTTACTATCTGCCTGTTCATCGAAAATAGCTAATGTAGTGTTTAACCCTTGAATACCGTTTTTATCGTTTGATAATGGTTTAATAAACGAACCAGTTTTAGCATCAGTGATTTCATCCCGTTTCATTTGCGTTTTACGTTTAACGAATGGAGAATCACTTCGCAGTGGAACCAAAAAGTTATTAATATAGTTAAAAGCAACCTTAGCTTGGTCACGTTTATTAGCTGCACAATAGATTTGCTTCCCACGGACGGGATATTTCTGGTAAAGCAAGATATATAATGCGATACCAGCCACTAAAATAGTTTTCCCATTCTTACGAGCCATTGAAATAAACATTTTTTTGAATTTTCTATGGGAATCCGACTTACGAAGCCAACCGAATACGGAACCAACAGCAAATGCTTGAAAATTAACTAATTTCATCTGTTTTCCGTTGTCTGGATTCTTTAATGATGAAATAAAGGCAATTACCTTTTCAGATTCACGAATATCCCAATAATATGGAAAATTTTTATCGTTTTTCGACTTTTCTAGGTCTTTTAAGTGCCTATTACATGCCCAAATTACCTTTTTAGGAGCAAGAATCTTACCAGAAACAACAGCTTTAGCATATTCAGTTACTTGGTCTTTCATCTATCTACTCTCCAAACTTTGCATATGGATCATCTTCAATCTCATCTTTAGGTTCTGGTTTAACTAATTTCATACGAGAATCTAAAGTCATACCTAATGAAGAAGCATTAGCTCTGATCTCTTTCTGCATATCTAGCATTACATTCACTGCTGGATTCTTTTTTCCATCAATTAAAACTCCATTTTCTTCAACAGCTTTTATTGCTTTCTTTAAAGTTGAAACTGCTATACAATAATCGATAAGAACTTGACGATCTAATGCAGTAATACTTAACTTTTTAAGCATTGGAGCTACTCTTCGATACTCTTTTTGAGCTTCTGAATCAATCCATGATGGTGGAGATAGAGTTAATGTGCTAAAATCACTTGCAGCTTTTTCTTCTAACTCTCTTTGTGCGATTTCATCTTTAGTTTTATGTGAATTAAAATTTGTTGAGTGCATTCTAGGTCTTCCAGCCACCTAACCACCTCCTTTTGTAAATAAATATTGTGTAAAGCCCTTGAAAAAGGGCTTTTTGTTACGCCGTTATGCCGAAAAAGTCTCATTTATGGAATTTTGCAAAAAGAAAACTCCGGGACGGTATGGAAGAAATGTTGATATACCGGCCCCTATCGACTATGGGGTACCCTTGTTCGGTGGGTAATAAATTTATAGCCCTTTGAACTTGTAACGGTTTATAACGGTGGGTAATAACCAAGCTTGTGAATTTTTTCGTGGCATGGTTTACATAAAGCTTGTAAGTTGTTGTAATCTAATCTATATGAATAGTTGTTATATACATCTTTTATATGATGAACATCAGTAGATAAACTATATATATTATTTTTTAAACATTTTTCACACAATGGATTCCGTGAAAGTTTTAAGCTTCTTAATTCCTTCCAAGCCTTAGACTGATAGAACTTTCTATATTCTTTTGTCGCTTCCCTGTTCATCCTTATATGGTCGTATTGTCTAGAATAGTAATTAATATGTTTCTTACAATACTTATATTTGATGCTTATTAAAGCATTACAACCGCTTTTATTGCATTTGTGTAGTATCATATATAAACACCCTTAAACCGTTTAAAACGCTTCTTATAGCCTTATAAGGCTATTGCCCTTTTAAGGTATATAAGAATAGTACTATATATAAAAGGTTTAAAAGTACTAAAAAAGTACCAACTTAAAAAGGTTAAAATGGTCGCATGATGGTTATATTTAAATAGATATAAATATAACTACACACATATATAAGATTGTTGAATCTTAAACAGTTGGAAGAATTCAATTAGAAAAATAAACATAAAAAAATAGACCACTAGCACAATTTAAAAAGTCTAGTAGTCTATATAGTTATACACATATAAGGCAGTCAAAGGCTCAAAGCTTGACGCCTTAAAAAGAAAAATGATAACATAATAAAAAGGGCTAAGCCTTTAAGCCTAGCCCCTTTAAAATGTATTACTTAGTCATTTTATAAATTACTAATAGCTGAGTAATTATAATCAGTAATTTAATAACAATGTCTAAGCAATCTTTTATAACGGCTATTCTATAGCCGTTTTTATTTTTGCTTTTTTTCTTTGCCATTGTCTTACTCCTTTCTAGTAAGGTTGTTCCTTAACCTTACATTACTATATTATAACATAGTAATTATAAAGTCAATATAAAAACAATAAAAAAAGCGCTATTTTTTGCGCTTTTCTGAAGAAACTATATAACCAAATAAAGAAACCAATAAAGCTATTATAATTATATCCATTGTTTAACTCCTTTTAATTTAATGCAATTGTTGCGCCGTCGCTTTTGCCGTTTTTGTCAATGTTTGCGCCTATATCAGTAAGTACTTTTTTCTTAGTATTAACTTCTATAATTATTTGACCGTCGTTATATTTTTTATATTTTATTTTAGTGTCTTTGTCAATTTTAACAGTTTTATATTCCGTATCAGCTTCAACCCGTGGGGCTAAATAAGTATATAAAGCCCCTAACATTACAACCACTAAACCGCCTAAAATTACTAATTTTTTCATTTTTTAGCCCCTTTTTATTTCCAATTCATACCAGCCATTGGAGTTATAAAAAACTTCCGTTTGTTCTGATAAAAGTATTCTAGCCGCTTCATTAAGATTAATTTTTAAATAGTCGCTTAATTCGTAAATAGCAGAATAACCATCACTAGGATACATATAAATATTTCCATCTTCGTTATATGGTTCCCCGTCGTTCCAGCCAGAAACCACCCCGCTAGTTTTTTCTTCGATTAAGTCCCCTAATTTTAAATATTTAAATTTATCCATTTTTCTAGTCTCCCCAGTTTTCTGCTTCTTTTTGTGTCAATGAAATAACTTCTTTTTGAGTGTTGAAAGTGTGAGAGTCTAGCCACTTGCCTAATTTAAGCCGGTAAAGTGTTTTAAAATCGTGATAGTATAATTTATCTAATGCTTTTATTGCTGCTTCGTCGTCGTCAAATTGCCAGGGGTCAAATGGATCGATTGCATTATTTACAATCAAATAAACAATATTATTATATTTTTCGTTGTAATCTTCTTCAGTGCTTAGCAAATCATAACCAAGGCCCCAGGCTTTTGAATCGTATTTATAAACTAATCTAATGTATAAGCCCTTTTCTTGTGCTGCTTTTTCAATTTGTTCAATGTTGGCAGTCTTTAAATCTAACCCCGTTAAATTTTTAAGAACATTGTTAACAACTGCCCCGCCCTGCTTCTTAGCGTTAAACTTGTAAACCTTGAAACCGTTAACATTTTTCAAATCTAAGTAATTGTATTTTTCTACTAATTTTTGCATAAAAATAACCCTTTCTATAGGGCTTTACAATTTAAAAATATTCAACTATAATTAAATAGTCTTTTAAATTATAAAGCCGTTCAACTTTTTATATTTTTAAGGCGTTGCCTATAAGGTATTGCCAGTACCTTATAGGCTTTTTCTTTTGCTTCTCAATTACTATGTTATAATATAGCAATTTAATTGTCAATACTTTTTTTATTTTTTTCTTTTAATTCTTTTTCTCTCTCTAGTAAGACTTCACGCGCTTCTCTAACTTGTTTTAAAGTAGCTTGATTCTTTAAAAACGATTTTACAGAACGCCAAGCCTGTGTTTTTCGCCCCCTTTCGAAATACGCTTTTGCTTTTTCGTTGCCTTGTTCTGCTTCTTTTTTTCGTTTATCTCTATACTTTTTAGCGTATTTTCTTTTGTATTCTCTAACTTCTTCGGGGTTGTTCCAATCTATTGCCACTAGTCCCACCCCTTTAAGTTTATAAATGTTTGTCTTTCTTCGTTTTTCATTTTTTACCTTCCTTTTTCTTTTTCATTTTTCAATTACTATGTTATTACCTCGAAGCGACTTTGTCAATACTTTTTTAAAATATTTTTTTGCCTTATTTTCAAGGGTTGAAGCCTTATATAGTAGAAAACTATCCAAAAATTTATAAAAAGCATGTTATAAAGTAAGTAGCTTCAAGGGGTTAGCAACGTTTTAAAAAGTGTTTATAATATACCTTTTAGCGTTATAAATATATTTCTTACTTTAAGTAATAAAAAACTTTTAGACCCCTTTTTCAATTTTTGTCTTTTGCTTAGCTACGTTCGAGCCTGTATACGCGCGCGCGTAAGTGAACGAAAAGCAATTCAATCGTATTCCAATTGTAAATGATAAAAAACTGATGTCCTGTTGTGATATCAGTTTTTATTTTATTGTTTCTATTATTTATGATTCATTGCTAATTACAACTGCTAAGTAACTGAATAAAATACTGAATAATCAGATTAACGCTAGGCTACTAAAATATTTATTAATACTGCAGTTAACTACAATTATATTTATTGTCGTTAATTGAATAGCCTAATAATATATTTGATTAATTTAAGCACTTCTAATAGATATCTCTCCAGAAGCCATTAATGTAAATTAATAAACCAGATTATTATAAACAACAAAAAAGAAATAGGACCATACAATTTATTTGTACGATCCTATTTTTTTGCTTATTCGGTAAATAATGTTTTTTTGGATATTTCCGTTGGAGGCACATTTATTATATCATAGTCGCTTATTTCGGCGGTCTGACGCCATTTTACGATAAGCCAATATGATTATAGTACCTACGAAAATTATAGCCATAAAAGCTAAATAAACTAAGAATAAAGCTAAACCAATTGCTAGAATCAGTTCCAATATTCTTAAGGTTAAACTCCAAAAAGCTAATCCTAGTAACATAAAAAGATATCTTCTCCTAACCGAGAAAATCAGAAAATTGATTTTCGGTCTATTTTATTTTTCAAAATAGCAACCCATCTTAAAATCTGGATTGGGATTTTCAGTCTATTTCTTAAAAACAATACCCTAGCCCTTTTAATAAGGGGTTGGGATTACCAGCCTAATTCTTTTCTTAAAGTTTCTAAAAAATGATTTCTTTTGTAATACAAATTTGTTCTAGAAATGTGTAAATGATCTGCTACCCCTTCTAAGGTAAGGTTGGGATTTCTTTGAAAGTATAAAGCATCAATTACTCTCTTAGTAGCAAAATCAGTTTTTAATAGAACTTCAGTTACGCACTTTTTCTGCCATCTTAAACTAGCAATGAATCTGTCATCCTCGATGGAATAGTAGGCGCTATTCTGCCTGTTTTTTATATATTCATCAATTTTAGGATAATCTCTAAGAATTGCCTCCATGTGTAGAAAAACTGCCTTTTTCATCCGCACTCCTGTTTATAAAACGATATATAAAATATTCACTTATATAGTATTATATATCAGATAATCCATATTTTTCTAGAGTTTCCTTGCTTACAGTTTCGTATTCAATCATTTGACTAATTGCAAGCTCAGCATAATTACGCAAGTCAACATAACTATCAAAAATAGATTCTCCATCATCTGGAATATCAGGGTTCATAGTTAAGGCTTTAATTCTTTGAAGCTTATTATTCACTTCAACAAAAGCATAAATCAAACCTAACTCATTAAAGGAATCAGCATAAGCATTACCATAGGCTGCGTTTTTGCGTTCCATTAAATCAGTAAGAGCAGTATCAATTTTTTTAAAGTTCATAATCGTCCTCCAAATAAGTACATAAATTACCAGTAAATTTAAGAATTACTTTACCGTTTTCTTTGTACATCCCTGAAACAACACCATCAGGATCGTAATAAAATTTCATTTTAGGGTGTAATTTCTTTATATTTTTAAATGGTTTTGTTTTCTCGAAAGCCTCATGATACATATCTACTATAGAATGGTCATAATCAATATTGAGAGGTTTTACTTCTTCCATATCATCGCCCGATTTAATAAAGACTTTGTCGCATTTTATTTCAGCCATTATTTATCCTCCCATAATTTATCAGCCACATTTTTTATTAGTCATTTCTCTAAGTCTCTTATTGAGTGATATTAATTTGATAGAAATTTTGTGAAACGGGTTATTTGTAGTCTGGTAAGCAAGTTTTATAAAGTCTAATTTAATATCAGGCTTCCAGTAAGCAGAAGCGCCCATTTTATAAAAAATATCAACATCATATTTATTGAATATGAAAGTAATATTCCTAGCATCTTCAGGAATATCTTCCATAAGTTGCTTTTTAAGTCGTTTTTCAATTGTTTCAGGATACATTATCGCTATTCCTCCAATTAAAGCAAGTAATAAATTGTCCGTTTTCATCTCTTAAAGTAACCATATTGTCTCCAAATGATAGACAATATCCAGTTCCACACATAACATACCAATCATAAAAATCATCAAAATACCAATCTTTTATATCGATGCTAAAATCTGGGAAAACTTCTTGAATTGCTTTACCCTTATCTTTTAAAAACTCATTCATCACAATTCCCCCACTCAAAACTGGTAATGAAATTATCTTCAATATCACGTAATTCCACCTCAGTGGGCTTAAATTTAAGCGTATATGCATCAACTAAATAGTAATAATCTTCATTTAAGTTATATCCCCAGTCTTCTTTATTCAGACTAAAATCGGGCAAAATCTTATGGATATCATTACCATATCTATCAAGAAATCTGGACAATTCATCTTTAACGTAACTTTTATTATCTTCCATAACTGATTTCAAATATTCATAATGTCTTTGAAAATTAGGTTTGTTTTCATCCCAAAAATTACGAAAAGTAGTTTTAATATTTATATAATCGATTCCAGACTTTTTTCTTAACTTATTTAAGCCGTCTATAATGTCATCAGAATTTTCGCATTCTCCATTAGGTTCAAAAATAACATTTACTACTGATGCATTTAAGTCAAATTCATCAAATGTAATGAAAATTCTTTCATTTTTATTAAACTCAATAGTTAAATCATAGTCACTTTTCCACACGACTGTTTCAGGTGCGTAATATTCAATCAAATAATCATTAATAATTGCTTTGTTAGGTATAATTTGCATTGTTAATCCTCCAATTTAAATGCAGAAGCCATTATTATTTGATTGCCATTAATAACAACTTCATCTCCATTTACTTTTCTAAATTTATGAAAACGTTCCAAATTTAACATTCTAAAATGTTCCCATGGTTCATCAAGAATTATGTGTATATCGTTTATCATATGTACATCAGTATATCTATATTTCATTATTTCTTAGACCCTAATTCTCTTTACAAATTTCTCATTAGCCCATACATTCAGTCCATTATCTACTTCACGAACCACTATGGGCCTTTTATTAATCGTGTAATGATATGGTGAGCGCCATTCAAAGCTTTCTGCTTTAAATAGATTACTTACCAACTTAATTACAATTGATTCATCAATTTTTTTAGCTTCATAAATTAATCCAAAGTTTTCAGTATAAAGCCGTACCCCATCAAAGGTATAGCCTTTAGAATCAGGATAATGAAGCATATGCATTAAATTCTTTCCAGGTAAAATAAAATCACCTTCTTCTTTCGTAAAGCCTTAGTAAATCTTTTAAATGGTCAAAGTCTTTATCTCCAACTGGTATCTGCATAAAGCTTCTGTATTTTTTATTTAGCTTATTTAAACACTTAACAATTTCAGATCTATCTCGATGATGAGTAGAGTGAGCTTTTTTTACGTTTAAAATAATTGCTCTTCGATTAAAAACATGAGGAATAATTTCATCATCAATTTTCCAAATAAAATATGGTACTGAATCCTGTGAACGTAAAACACTTCTACGACTTAGCCAAGAATAGCCGTCAAACTGGCCAAGAAAAAAATCTATCTGATCCCAAGTTTTAAATTCTTTAACTCTTTCAGTTTCTTTATCCAAACAAATTTCACGTAATAAAATCGACATCATTCAATCTCCATATCTGGATAACCATATCCTACAAGGCCTCCCTGAATTATCATTTTTGCATCATCAACACTACGAGCAATACCGTGAATTACATTGTGTTGCATCAAGAATTGATGAAACCGCATTTGGTCGTCACGAATTTTACCTGTAGGAGATTTAACTTCAATAAAGTACGACTGGTTATCAATCCAGCGTGTACCATGTAAATCTGGATAGCCATTAGGTAGCCCAGTAGAAAACCATCTTCCATCTGCTTGTTTAACGCTGCCTACATTTGCACGAAAACAGCAGCCTAAATTGTTTTGAGTTATATAAAGTTGTATTTTTTGTTGAATTAAATGTTCACTGTCCATAATTAACTATACCTACCCTCCCACCGCATATATTATTCTTATAAAGGTTACACTAAATTTACAGTAACCAATCCAGTAGTGTAACCTCATTCGCACTTACTCTAGCAACAATATAGAACCTATAGACCAATTTTAAGGTTACACTAGTGTAACCGCACCTCTCGCTTACTCTCCCAAGAGATTGAACTAAAAAAACTACGGTTACACTAAAATTCAACTATATTGTTCTAAACTACTCCAGTAATTGTTAGTACTAGTTATAGTTATATATATTTTATATATATATTAGTGTAACTATGTATTTATACTATGTATAAAGCCTTGTGGCCCAAGGGCTGAGATAGGTTACACTATAGTGTAACCTTTTTCACTATACAAATAACCTCTAATACCTTGGGACTCTAGGCGGTTACACTAAGTTACAGTAAGTTACACTAGTGTAACGTTTGAGAACTTCTTGCGTATCCTCGAGCTGTTTTTCCACCTATTTTTTTAACTTTTCTAGACCATTTAAATCGATCTAACATCAAGCTTTGTAATTTACGAGCTGCTTTTCTATTTTTCAAAAGATCCAACCCTAAAGCGTCTGCCAACTTATCATTCGTTATAAAGTTCGCATATCTAAAATCATCTGATTCTAAAACATCAGCTAATTTATCTTCAAAAGCATCAACATAATTAAACTTAGTTCTTTTAGACTCCAACTCCACCTCTTCCTCAGATGTTAGAGCGAAACTAAAATCACCAGATTTATAGAGTGCCATTGCTTCTCCCCAGATTTGCTGAACAAATTCAGGTGGCATATCTGTTACTGCGTTTTTCTTTCGATTAGCCTTATCAGCTAAAATAGGCATAAATCTACGAGAACCAGTTAAATCTTTAAGATAATATCGTTCATTAGTAGTACGAGACATAACGAATTTTTTATGAAATTTTTCAGCAGTATGACCATATGCCTTGCGATATTCGAATTCTTGCATAGTGACAAACTTCTTGAGTTCTTCAAAAGAAGAATTATGTGAAGCTGTTAGCTCATCATCGTTAACAATAACTGCATTTTTCATAACTGCGAAATCATCTTTCGATGAGAAACTAGCAAACTGGTCAGTGTAGTAACCAAGTGGAGCTAGATTTTTTAGAAATGTTGTTTTACCAACTCCCTGTCCACCAACTAAATCAAGCACCATATCGAATTTAGTCATAGGGTTAAAAGTTTTAGCAATCGCACCAACTAAGAATTGCCTAGTGATGAGTAAAGTTAAATCTCCAGGTTCTGCTCCTAAAAAATCAGGTAAAAGATTTTGGAGTCTAGGCTTACCATCCCATTTTTTAAAAGCCTCGTTAAAGTAATCTTTGATAGGATTATAAGAATGACTTGAAGCATAAACGCTAATTGCTGAGCGTATTTTCTGGTCATCAAAAAGAATATTTGAGTAAGCCCCTTGAGTTTCGATATAAGCAGCGATAAGAGAAATATAAACATCTTTTAATTGACCTTTTTCAATATTAAGATCTTTAATATCTTTCATTACATCAACTGCTTCAGTGTACTCGTTAAATTGAAAAGTATCTTTTAGTAGCTTATCGTTACTAAGAATCATAATGATGTTATAGATGGAATTTTTCTTAATAATGCCCGTTTTTTCATTAACAAGAAAAGGAAGAGAATAACTATATTTCGGTTGTTCCTGTAATTTACGAAGTTTATCAGTATTTTTAAGTTCGATAACCTTTTTATCGTCTTTTTTATCCAGCTCAACCACCTTCTCTCCTTCTAATATCCTTATCAATCATTGATTGAACGGTTCTAATAAGTTCGTCGCTACTTAACTTATCTTCTGTTGCATCATTTGCTAAGATAGCCAGCTTCACAGCTTTTTCAGGGTCTACATTCCGATATAAAAGTCCGCCCATAAAAGCAGCAAGAGCATTATTTCTTCCGCCAGTTTCACCTAGTCCATCGACAATTTGTTCAAAAAGGATAGCAGTTTGACTTTTGCCAGAAAATCGAATGTTATCAATTTGATCTAATGATAAATTCTCCTGCTTTTTATTTTTATTAATAGCCTTTATAAGCTCTTCTGGAGCGTCTTTCATCGGTTTATGATTAAGCCACTTATAGCCTGCTGAAGGCGCACATACGACGTAATTATTAACGTGTGCTTTAATATCTACTCCAGGTAGCCAACCAATATTTTGAGTAATCTCTTCATTTTTAGGTTTCCTAAAGTAAAAGTGATATCCACCATGAGCCGTAATTTCAGTTAGCGTATCTTTAAACCACTCATCATGATTTAAATCTTTGATAGACTCTAAGCCATCTGCTTCACTATGATGTCTATCAACATCGACTACAAAAAACTGTTCAGTTTTGAGAGCGATTTTAGCAAAGGGATAACGTTTCCAGATTGCTTCAATTTCATCTACAGTAAGAGCAGGTTTATTAGCAAACTTTATAAGAGGTCTTTTATCATTTCCAATTGGAATTACTGAAAAACCGTGTTCAGCATAGCTCTTAGCATAATTAACTAAATTTTGCATTTTTAAAATGGAATTTTAGATTCATCAATTTCTTCTTCACTACCTGGATTATCTGCAAAAGGATCTTCAATTGCTTCAGGTGTAGTAGGTTGTTCAGCTTCATAGAAGTCGTAATTGCGGTAAGGATGGTCAGGGTCCTTTTTATTTCTGCTTTCAATGATTTCAAGAGTTAAAGTCTTGCCTAAGTGTGAGCTAAATGCTTGTTGAATTTCTTCATAAACATTAGTTACATCGTCTTCAAGGCCTGCAAAAATTCGTTTATCGAATTCAAAACCAATTACTGAAGCAATTTTCATGATGGTTTTAATTGAACGTTCTAAGACAAAGTCAGGCATAGGCTTACCAGTAGAAGTTACTAGTTCAAGTGAAGGGAAAACATTTTCTTTTCTACCAGCAAAATCACCATCTAAAACTTCAAAGGTAAACATAACAAATTCACGGTCATTCTTAGCTTGATGAGTAACGCCTGAAAGTGATACATAGTACTTACCAGCAGGTAATGCACTATTACCGCCTACCTTATCCTTCTTTGGGTCAAAATCTTTTAAGCTTGCAAAAACATCTTTTAATGACATAAATATAATCTCCTTAATCTTTTTTTATTTTGAAAACATTCCACGGCAGCTTTCTAAAAGCTGTAAAACCCGTTCGTTTGATATATTTTCTGGTTTATAATTCATTCGCTTATCATCAACCTTACGTAAGTAAGTGTTAGGTCCTAACTTTCGCAAGTGAATAACTACATCGCAATTTCCTGCTACAATGTTGTAGTATTTTTTCTTAAGCGAGGGTTTGAGTGTAGGAGCTACTGAACTCCCCATTTCAGATTCTTCTAGCTCACGACTGATAAAAATGATATCCATCGGTAAAGCTTTAAGATCTACAACAAATTGTTGTAATGCACTATTAAACATTGCATATCCACGACCATAACCTAAATCAGAAAGTGAGGTTACTCCAGCTTCTAAGCAGATAGCTTGTTCCATCATGACGCAAATATCATCAATTACATCTACAACCAGCGTTTTATAAGTATGGTCGGTAGTTTCTAATTCAGTAATGATATTTGTTAACTGTTCAATAGCAGATTGTTTGAGTGGTTTATTAGAATTACCACTTCTGATATTTCTAATTTGAATTGAAGGGGCCGATTGCTGAAGTGCATTCCCATCAGTATTTAAGATAAGAGGGTGTGGAAAGTGACTTGCAAAAAACGACTTTCCAGCCAGTGGCGCCCCGTAAATAAAGAAGTTATGTGGTTCACTTTTTGGTTGAATAATTTCGTCTTTAGGTAGAATACCCAAATTAATGTCCTCGCTTTCTATTTTTTAACTGATAAAAAATCCAACCTGGACGATAGCCATGTAAATCTGCATAAGCTTTAAGTTCTTTATATGTATGAAGTTCTGAAAGCTTTTTACCAGCTATTGCAAGTTTTGTGTTATCAGAAATAATTTTTTCGACCAAATTCTTTCTATCCTGAATGACTTCTTGAAGTTGGTCGTTCGTTACCTCAGGTGCTTTTCTCACTTTAATTGGATTTCCGCACCCAGGGCAGGTTCCATTCTTTACATCACTCCTCTCAAAGACTCTAAAACAGAAATCACACTGTACAATTGATAAAGAATTATTTTGTTGTTTCTTTTTAGTTTTCTTATCTTTAGTAACAATAGCTGTACGCCAATCTCTTTCGCTGTTAGGTAAACCAAAGCGTTCATAATTACCAACATGGTCTATGATGATGGCTGTTTTACCTTTTCTAGGATTTAAGCATCGCATTGAGAACTGTAAGTATAGTGCCAGACTTGCTGTAGGTCGTGTCATAATTACACAGTCAACATCTGGTAAGTCCACACCTTCGGTAAAAAGATTTACGTTAACCAAAATAGTTATTTTTTTATTTCTAAAATCGTTAACGATTGATTCTCTAGTAGCAGTATCAGTATTTCCATCTAATTCTTCAGCTGTAATACCTGCTGAATTAAATTGCTTAGCAATTCTTTTAGCTGATTCAACTGAATAGGTGAACACTACAGCCTGTTTGCCTTTAGCAATTCTTAGGTAGTTGTCTAAAACATGACCATAGATTTTTGTTGAAACAGCTTCTTCCATAGAAGCATTAGTAAAATCACCAGTAGATGATTTTTTAAGTTTTTTCGTATCAACATCTTTTCTAGCGAAGTACTTAAAATTAGCTAAATATCCTTGAGATATAAGATTTTTAATGGATTCTCCTACAATAATGTCATCTGCAACTTGGTCTAACTGCTTTTTTCCTGTTCTAATCGGCGTTGCAGTAAATAAAAGAACAAAAGCATTAGGAAAAGCATTAAGAATAGTTTGATATGTTTTAGCTGCAGCATGATGTGCTTCATCTATAAGAATTAGTTGAGGTTCAGGCAATCGATTAACTTTTCGATATAACGTTTGAACCATACCCATGGTAGCCAATTCCATATCCACTTCTTGCTGCTTAAAAGTGTTTATTGCCTGTTCTAAGACTTCTTTTCGATGGATTAGGAATAATAGCCTATTACCTTTTAAAGTCGTTCTACGGGCTATTTCTGCCATAATTACAGTCTTTCCAGTTCTAGGTGGTTGCTGTACTATAATCTTTTTGTGACCGCTTTTTATTGAGTCATAAATTTTATTAATAGTTTTTAATTGATAATCTCGAAGTTTAAACACACGAATTTCTTCCAAAGTATTAGTTCTAATTCATTCTTATCAGGCCAGGTTAATCTTGTAGATTTTGTAATTCTAAAATCTGGAGTTAACATCACATCAGGTCCATTTTCTAGTCTTAAAAATCGACCATCTTTTACGAATTTCTGCCCATTAAATTCAATATCTTTAAAAAATTCAAATAACTCAGGTTTAGGCCAACAATTTGTATCGTAAAAGTTATAAAACTCAAAATTACTTTTAGCTAAAGCTTCTAAAATATATAAATCACAGTCATTCATATTCCAATTGGAATCGATAGTGATTTTTATATCTTCATCACCGTAGTTCTTGTATAAAAAATCATTATTTATAACCATAAAGCGGTGACTTAAAGAAGTTAGATGATGAAATTTATTAACAACATTAGCTAATTCTTTGTAAGTAATTTTCCGTTTAGCCATACTTTCAGGGGTCTCCTATCATCAATCTTCATTTTGAAAATACAAGCATTAATTTCTAAAGTGTTTTCTTTGTCTTTATAAATAAACATCATTGAAGTTGGCGCATATTTGCTAAAATAAACGCTCCCTAGCGTTTTAAAATGACTAAATGTAAATAGATTAAGTTCATCTTTAAACGCTATATATGCTTGTTTTAATGCTTCGGTTTCGATGATTCATCATCTCCATCAATTAATTGCTTGTATGCTTTCATTCGTACTTCGATAATTGCTTCATCTATAACAGAGTTAAGTAATCCAAGAATCTGTTCAGGAAGCGTAGCTCTAAAATTGCCATCAAAGTCATAATGTAAATTCTTTAAATATTTCAATGCTTGTCCGTATGTTTTTTGTTTTAAAGCATCAGCTACAAGCTGTTGTTTATAATCTGTACACAGTTTTAAAATTTCTTTATCCATTTACTTCAACTACCTCATAAACTTCTTCTGCTAAATCTTTGAATGCTCCTTCTAAATCCATCGAGTTATCCCAGACAAACTGGATAAAGTCAGAAATTGAAGGAAAGCTGAATTCTAAAAGAAAATTGTTTTCTCCAATATCTATAAACCGATTTAGAATTAAACTAGTAAAGTCAGGAATATTCCCCTGATATCCAACGTACGTATAATCATCTGGATCAGGGAAGTAAACTTTATACATTTTCACTCCTCCGTATCTAAAATGTGTTTCATAATTTTGGATAGAAAATCTCGGCCTTTAAAAATGTCATCTCTTCTATCAATCATTGCGTTACTGCTAAAAAATAGTTTTGCTTTTGTTTCCTCACTCATAAGTCGTAAACCTCCATAAACAATAGATGTAAAGTGGTAATGCCATATATAAAAGCTGGATATTTTCTAGCCCTGCTGCTAAAATGATAAGTACAGCTGATATATAAAAAATTAGCAATGTAAACATTTTTAATACGTCCCAGGTAAGAACTCGGGACCAGATAATATAAGCACTGTAAGTGCTATAATTAACAGGGTTATATATAGTACCCAAGATTTATTCATTTATTTACCCTCCAAGCTCACTATTCCGTGAGCTTTTTTTCATGCTTATCTTTTATGTTCATTCATAAATGTTTCCAAATCTTTTCTTGCAAAGAGAATCATTCCATCAATACTTTGATAAGGGATTTTGAATTTCTCACGCCAAGTTTTAAATGTTTGCATGCTTATACCTAAGTAATTGCTTGCTTCTCTTTTATTGAAATATTCTTGTTGAACAGCTTTTTTAACTGCTTCTTCAGAAATCATAATTTGCATTGTTTTTTCTCCTATTTTTAATGGTTAAATTCTATATCTCTCTATTTCAGTTAAAACATCGTTTAATGTTTCTTTATAAGAATATGAGTAAAGTAAAAGGCACTCAGGGGAACAATAAATATAGTCATCTAAATCTTTAAACACAGGTTGGTTTGCTTTTAATTCTTTTTCGCACTCGGTACATGTAATCTTTTCATTCATAGCATTTTTATAGCCACGCTGGACTAAATACTTTTTGGCCTCATCTAATGTTCTAAATGCAGAACATTCATAATTTATAAGACATGTTGGAGAACAAAAGAGTAGTGTATTATCTATATGCGTATAAACTTGTCCATAAAGTTTTAATTTCTTGCCGCAGTTATCACAGTAATATTCCTTTTCTATATTCATATTTACCCTTCTTTCGAAGCATCTATAGCATCGTCTAAATCGAAAAAGACTTCACTATTAAGTTCTAATAAACAAGCTTTTGAACAATATAGTCGATGCTTGTTATCCATATAAATACCTTCATCTTCATCTAATTCCATATCACACCATGTACAACGATAGTTTTCTTTAGTCATAGTTATTTCTCCTTAATTCTTTTCTAAATACTGAATTTCAAGTTGTTCTTTATCATCGTCGTAAAAACTTGAAAGAACCGTGTTTCCCACTAATTTTTCAAAAAGTGCTTCGATAGCATCGTCTAAGTAATCGTCTACTAAGTCCAAATAAACTGTCTTAATCTTCATTTCCCTTCTTCGCCTCTCTAATAAATTCTTTGTATAAGTCCTGAACTGGAATGCTACAGCCTGTTTTTGCTAGCCATTTTTGCCAGTCTTTTTCGGACAAAAAAGTCATGTTATCAATGGAAGCTGCTATAGCTCTTCTATCTAGGTTTAGTTCTGCTTCAAATACTCTGATAAATGCGCTTGTTGCTAATATAAATTGCCATACATCTAAGTCTTTCAGGCCTTGCGCTTGTTTGATAATTTTAATTTCCTGTTCAAGCGGTATTCTTTTCATCTATGCCACCCTCTCAATCATTAATTTTCTGATTTATTTTTTTCAGCAAATCCTTAAAGGCAATATAGTGGTCTATAATCGAGAACAAATAAGTAATAAAGACAATAATTAAGCAAATAAATATATCCATTACTTTTTATCCTTTCTATTTCCCTAAAAACTTATTGACGAAGTATTGCTGACCTTTTCCAGTTACTTTAGTAGTTTTTGTTACTCTAACCGTGCCATCGGGTTGTGTGTGGGTTGATTCTTTAATTACAAACAATCCAAGGTTCATACTTTTTTGAGTTGGTGAATTCCAATCACTACCTTTTCTATTAATTAAGTAAGATTTATCACGCAACCATTGAAATAACCTTTTAGCTCCCGTATCTACTCCATTAGCTTTTAGAATTTTTGCTAAATCCCCAATTAAGATTGTTGAGTCACTAGCAGAAACTGAATCAGCGAATAATGCTTTAGGCTTCATTTCAGCAATTTGAATATCTTTTCGTTTAAGTTGGTCTGCAGCTTGTTGTAATAGATCGGCTAAACCACTCTTATTGTTAACTACATCAAATGCCTTCTCATCAGTCATATAAGCACCGTGTTTGCGGATAGCTGGCAGAACTTCACTAGTTACCCAGTGCTTGAATTTCTTGGCTGTTGGTAACTTGCTTGAAAGAATTAAGCTATACAAGCCTGACTCACTAATTACAGTCATAGTTTGTCTTCCTGAGGGGGTCGTGATTTGCGACCCCCTTTTATCGTCATCGGCGACATGACGTATAAGGGCATCTTTAGTATTTTTATACCCAAGCACCTCAGCCACGTCTTTCCCTACGAAATACGGTTCTCCGTCAATTAATACTGTTCGTACATCTAAACCATTAAATTTAAAAATTTGTAAATCATTCATTTGCGTTCCTCCTTTTTTAAATACCAACATATTTTGCGAATTTATCTTTCCATTCATCTGCAGCTGGACCAGTAGTTCTTCCATCAATTACCCAATTAACGTAAGTTTTAGATAGTTCAAATTTTTGAGCTATATCCGATTTAGAGGTCGGCTTCAGATTCAACTTTTTGTTTCTTAAGAATTGAACTGCAATTCTTTCTTGAAATGTTAAATCACTCATTTTTTCACCTTCTTGTTTAAAAATCTTGACCTATTTTAAAGATAGTTTTAAAATTAGGGTATAAAAAATAAACTTACTTTTACAACTAATAAAAGCCGTAAATTAAGCTAGTCATAGTGTAAGTATCATTTCCGCAATCAACTTACACTATAAATTTACCCAAATTAGTTTTAAAAGTCAAGGATAATTTTAAATATATTTTTAAAAGAGGTATAAAAATGACTCCATATGATAGATTAAAAACCTTGGCAAAAGCTCATGGGCTCTCGATAAATCAATTGGAACAAAAGCTTGGATTAAGTAGAAATACTTTATATTCTTGGCGCAATAACACTCCATCAGGTGCTAATCTTTTGAAAGTAGCTGATTATTTTGAAGTAAGTATTGATTACATTCTAGGCAGAACAAAAACAAATGAATCTGAGGAACGCTTTTTAGCTATGTTTAGACAACAAACTGCTGATATGTCAAATAGCGATAAGGAAAAATATGAAGCTTCTTTATCTGAAATAATGAAAACCGTAAAAGGCGTAATTAATAGTAAGAAGGGAAATAATTAATGGAATATCATTATGTATCTGATAAAGATTATTATTTTTGTAAATCTATAGCTGATGAAATTTGTGATGAAACTGCTTCTTACTTTAGCAAAAAGAAAGTAGATTTACGTTTCCAAGATGTTATTAACTTTTTAACTCGCTATTTAGGTATTAAAGAAGTTTATTTATTTAACACTGAAAATGATTCATTAGTTAATCATTGTATTTTTAAAACTTTATTTACTAAAAACAAAATAAATTTAAAAGTATCTGACGAAAAAACAATAGTTAAAGATATCTTTTGTGAAAATGTTTGTGGACTTACTTTTTTTAGTGAGATTGGTCCTATGATTTTCTTAAATGGCACTACTACTTTTACACGAACAATTTTTACACTTATTCATGAATTAGTGCATTGTTACTTATCTTTTAAAGATGAACAATATAAGGAAAAACTTGCATATATGAACGAAAAAGTTTTTGCTATTTCTGCTTATACCAAAGAAATGCAACCAACGGAAGATAGAACTAATGTTATCGCTTCTTTAATTTATATAAATGATGTTGCATTACGAGAAAACATTGAAAATTTATCATGGGAAGAAATGCGTGATAAATTTGGTATTTCCAAAAAAGCTTTACATGCTCGTTTAATGAACTTCTTTAAATATAATTTTGATTTTTCAAAAGAAGAAGTAAAAAATGCTATTTGGTCATTTCTTTATAAAAAACCGGAATGGTCATTTTATTTAAACAAGATGAAAGATTATGAATTGGAAATGTTAAATGAAATTCATGAAGAAGTTATTGCAGATTTTGATTCAGAAATGGCAACTCTTGTTGATCTAAGTGATTGGTTTGAATCAGAGGATGACTATAAAGAAATGATTTTTTGATAATTTCATAAAACACTTTTTTAAAAAAACATTGGAGGATAAAAAATGAAAAAAATAATAACAGCAGGTGTAACAGTTATGGCTTTGACATTAGCAGGCTGCAGTAATACCAATACATCTAAGAACTCTACTAAAACAACTGTAACTAAAAAAGCTAATATTAATACAGATAAGACTGTTAAAATCAACAAAACATCAACAGCTTATGGCCCTTTAAAATTCAAACTAAAGTCAATCAGATATGAAACTGTTGAAAATAAGAAAAGCAATTATACTGATGCTGAATACAATATTTCGGGTAAGCTCAACAAAAAATATTACCGTGCAACCTTAAATCTAGTTTTAGAAAATTCAGGAACTAAACCTATTGATTTAAGTATGGGTACTAGAACTTATACTGTAGATAGTGGCATTGGTTTCCCTACTCATGGGTCAACTGAAGGTGGAGCTTTGGAAGAAGTAATTTCTACTCTTCAACCAAAAAGTAAAATTAATTTTCCAGTTTATTTAATTTCAAATAATAAATTTACAGCTAATCATTTAAAAATAAGCTTTGATGGTTTATGGGGACCTAAAGATATGGAATCCATTGCAGATAGTGGATCTGCAGAAATAAAATAATCCTTTATCTGAGGGGAGGAGTTACTATGCCTAAAAGAAAAAATAAAGCTATTAAAGAATATACCCTCAAAAACGGCGAAAAAAGATACATGTTTTATATTTATCTTGGTCAAGATTCTAATGGTCAAAGAAAGCAAACCACCCGGCGTGGATTTAAGTCTTTTGCTGAAGCAGAAGAAGCTTATAACCATTTAAACATTGAGAATGCTAATGACTTTGTTAAACAAAAACAGATAACAATTAACCAGATGTATGAGATATGGTTTGCACGTTATCGCACTACTGTTAAAGAATCTACAGCTAACAAAACTGCAATCAATTATCGAGTGCATATTAAACCATTTTTTGGCAATGCTTATATGGATAAAATCTCAGTGCGAGATGTTCAGCTTTGGGCAGATAAACTAGCAACTAAATTAGTTAAATTTAATGATCCTATCTTTATACTTAGATCATTTTATGAATATGCTATTAGAATGAACTATGTTTCAATAAATCCTGTTGGTAGTATTATAATGCCAATTAAAACTAGTCGACCTAGAAGAAATGTAGAAGATAATGTATATAGCCGTAAAGAATTAGAACTATTTTTCCAAGTTGCAAAAGAATATAATCTTAGAGCTTATACATATTTTAAATTGCTTGCATCAACTGGATTGCGTAAATCTGAAGCACTTGCCCTTACTTGGGACGATATTGATTTCATTAATGGTGTGATTGATGTAAATAAAACATTAGCAGTAGGACTGGACAATAAAGTTCAAGTTCAACCTCCTAAAAGTAAATCATCAATTCGCCAAGTACCAATATCTGCTAATTTAGCTAATGTGCTTAATGAATATAAAAATAGTGAAAAAATTTTATCAGCTAAAGTTTTTCATACTTATACAGGCAAATATTTATCTCTCTCTAAACCAATGAAATGGTTAGAAGCCATATATAATAAAGCACCCAAAGATTTAAAGCATATAACCGTTCACGGTTTTAGACATACATTTGCTACTCTATTAATTTCTGAAACAGATGTTAAACCGAAAACAGTTCAAATGCTTTTAGGGCATTCTAATATTCAAATGACATTAGACATTTATACTCATATAAATAATAAAAATAAAAAAGAAGCAGTAAACATGTTAAATGAATTAAACATTTAG